AAGCTATTGACGTTTTTATTTGAAGGTGAGAGAGATGTATAAAGATAGAGGTTTTATTGAGCGGAAAATGAAACACTATAATGAGTGGATGCTAGATAAGAGCAGGGATCCTAATTCTAAGTATCCAGGATTCCCAGAAGAGATTGCTTTTGAGTTTATTCAGAAGGAATACGTCAAAGAGTTTCTTTCACGTCCAAAAAAAGGAAAGGTCCGCAATGAAAAAACAATTTGCCAGACTGGCATTGAAAGCAATCCATCATCCAGTGTGCCTGTTCCCACCTAATGACAGGTCTTATAATTACTTTGGTGAGCTGGTTGTGGCTAGATGCTTAGAGATCATCGAAACAAGTGAGAATTTAAATGAAGCACATACAAGAATTAAAGAAGAGTTTGAGCAAAAAGCGTAGAACCATCTATATTGACATGGACGGGGTCGTTGCGGACTTCAACTTGTATGTTTCTAACTTGCTTGGACGTGAAATTGGATGGGGTGTACATGACCTAACCTCTGAAGAATGGGACAAGATCTCTAAAATTCCTAATTTATACCGCCATCTGCCGTTGATTGAGGAGTCGGTTAAAATGGTTGGACTGTGCAAAAGTTTTGCATCGCGCGTAAATGTCGAATTCTTGACAGCAATTCCACGTCAATCGACTATGCCATCAGCAAAACAGGACAAAATAGACTGGATAAACGACTTTTTTCCGGGTACCCCTGTTAATTTCGGCCCTTTCAGTCGTGACAAGCAGCATTGGGCACGTCCTGGTGACATTTTGATCGACGATAAACCGAGCAACATACAAGAATGGGGTGCTGCAGGTGGTATTCCAGTCCTTCATTTTGGTAATTATGACAATACAATCATGTTGATCCTCTATGCGTTGGATGAAATTCCAGAACCAACCCTAAGTTTGGACATCTGAGACCCGCATTGATTGTGGGTTTTTAATATCTGTTGACCTCAAACGGTTTAAGGTATATAATGGAGGCGTTAGTTAGTCGAAACCCTCTTTTTAAGGAAATGAAAAATGGCTCACATGATTGAAACAATCGCTTATTCTGGTGAAACTCCTTGGCATGGACTTGGTAAGGCAGTTCCTGCCGATTTGTCGCCAGCTCAAATGCTGGAAGCTGCTGATCTTGACTGGACAGTAGACAAGATCCCTACTTTTGCCAAGATTGATGGCAAGCAAATTTACACTGGCAAGGATGCGCTAGTGCGTAGCTCAGACAACTCAATCCTCGACATTGTCTCTAAAGACTGGAATCCGTTGCAGAATCATGACGCTTTTGAGTTCTTTAACGATTTCGTTCTATCTGGTGATATGGAAATGCATACTGCTGGCTCTCTTCGCGATGGTCAGATTGTTTGGACTCTTGCTAAAGTGAAAGAGTCTTTCGAGTTATTTGGTGGTGATACTGTCGATAGCTATTTACTGTTCACACTTCCACATAAGTTTGGTCAATCAATTGACGTTCGCTTTACACCGATTCGTGTTGTGTGTAATAACACATTGACACTTTCGTTGTCTGTTAAGGCTAACAACGGTGTTAAAGTATCACACCGTACTACTTTCAATGGCGATTCCGTCAAGGAGACATTGGGCATTGCATCAGACAAATTAGCCAAGTACAAAGAGATGGCTAAGTTCTTGGGTTCTAAGAAGTTCAAGGATGAGTCTGTTAAAGAGTACTTCAACCGTATCTTCCCTGTCAATGCATATGGTCGTTCTAAGAACGAAGATACTAAGGCTAAGAAAGAGATGTCACAGTCTGCAACGCTGGCTATGATGGCTCTTGAAACACAACCAGGAGCTAAGTATGCTGAGGGTTCATGGTGGTCTGCTTTCAATGCTGTGACTTACTTGACTGACCATCACCTTGGTCGTACCCAAGAAGGTCGTCTGGCTTCTGCTTGGTATGGCCCTAATAAGGCTTTGAAAGTGAAGGCTCTTGAAACAGCTGTTGAAATGGCTGAAGCTGCTTGATTGAACGGGTGGCCTAGTGCCACCCCACTTTAAGGATATATTATGATTACAGATTTAATGCCTGCTGGCAAGTACTGGGTTGGTGATTTGTGCTATGTGATGCACGAAGAATGGGATGAGGTATGTGGTCTCTTCTTCAAAGGGCGTGATGACCACGGTTGCAATGAAGGCCTATTTGAATTGAAGGACGGACGTAAGTTTGTATCGTTCAATACTAAGTGGGGTGATGGTGGATATTACGATGAAGCTGAAAACGAGTACGGAGTTGATGCTGGATTGATCGGTTGTATTTTAGTTTCCGATTTAAAAAACAATAGCCAAGATCACATTAGTGGTGGACACATTCACGAATTCACTTTACCATTTAACTGTTCTGGTGGCCGTAGTGAGCAGGGTCGCGATTGGGACGGAGTGATTAAGATTGGCCATGTTGAGATTGCTACGGACTAAATAATTGATTGATTGATTGATTGATTGTATGAATAGCTATTTTCATAAATTTCATTTAGAGGTGCGTCCCTTTGATTATGAAACACTCAAAGGAGGACTTGAAATTGAGTTTATTTCAAAGGATAATGGTACTGGTATTCACTATTACAGTATCAATGATTTTGAAAAACTTACATCATTACACATAAAACCTTTTTGCAAAATTCCTCCTCAATATGTATCTTTTACAGAGGTAACAGGACAAGGGTTACTTAACCCTCATATCGATCATACTATCAAATGCTGTGTTAATTATTATTTTGAACCAAATGGTTCAACGACTTGTTTCTATAGACCAAAACATTTTTCTACAGCACAAACGTATCCAGGACAAACAGAAGCAAATATTTACAGTATTGACGAAGTAGAAGAGGTTGCTCAATTCACTTCTCTAAAGAACGAAGCGTATCTTCTTAATGTGAGTAAAATACACTCAGTATATAGTCCAAATTCTGGAACTAGAAAGTTTATTAGTTACAGTTGGACAAATTATAGTTTTGAAAAAATTGTAGCTAATTTATGTTAATATAAAAAATGACCTCATATTATTTGCGAACTTTAGCAACTAATAAATAATGTAGATATCTCAATACTCGAAGAAGTAACATATTGGGATGTAAAGGTTATTGCTGTATGAAGCAAAGAGAACGGTGTTCTGGACGGGGGTGCGAATCCCCCCAGGTCCACCAGAAGTACACTAGCAAGCAATTAGATCCCAGAAATGGATAATGTTCTAAGCGAGCAGTTAGTATGCTTCTGATGGGCCTGCATAGTTTCGACAGGGCAAGTAGTAACAGAGTGGACAGCACGGTAGGCGATGACCGTTAATCAAGCAAAAAACGTAAATGCAAACGATAGCTCTTATGAGTACGCATTAGCAGCCTAAACACTGCTTAGGGTTTCGGTAGGTTTCCTCGTAACAGAATAACCTACCATACACTTACACACCACAGGAGTAACCAATGTCAAACATGACACCCTTCGAGATTCGCCTCGAACTTTTAAAAATGGCGAAAGATATGCTAACCGATTCTTACAACTCAGAAAAGGATCGCCTTAGTGCAGATTGGAATGTAAAGGTTGATTCGGCTAAGCTGAATGGACTACCAATTCCTGAACATCCTGCTTATTCACCATACCCATCCGAAACTGATGTCATCAACAAAGCACAACTGTTGAACGGTTTCGTGTCAAACATCCAAGCAGAAACAAAAACACACACTTCTTCAACCAAGAAGTAATCTGATCGTGTGAAGGGTATTTTGCCCTTCTCAAAAAGGAGAACCAATGGTACAATTTATTAACATCGCGTTGAAAGTTTTATTACTTTCATTAACGGTTTATTTGATAGGTCACTACTCTACAAATAAAATCCAACAATACAAAGACAACAAAGATTTCAATGTTCCGATTTCTATGGCGGAACGAGAAAGACAACTAACCTGTCTTGCAAAGAATATCTATTTTGAGGCAGCATCCGAGCCATTTGAAGGTAAAGTTGCTGTCGCCCAGGTGACAATAAATAGAGCCGAGTCAGGCAAATATCCATCCGACATTTGCGATGTTGTTTACCAAAAGAACGTGGTTTACGGTAAAGTAATCTGCCAGTTCTCTTGGTACTGCGAGCAAGGCCCTGTTGTAAGACACAACGGAATGTATAAAGAATCTATGGAAGTTGCAAAGAAGGTTTTGTTAGAGGATTTCAGATTGCCTTCAATCAAGAATGCATACTTTTATCACGCTGACTATGTCAACCCAAACTGGAAGCTTCCTAAGATAACTCAAATCGGTCGTCACATCTTTTACGGACAAAGAACATAATGGAAACCTTAAATTTACTCAAAGACAAATTCATTCAATATTTTGAAGGATTTTCAAAGGCGTCTGCCGATACTTTTGCTTGGATTAGTGTTGTAATGCTGATATGTGCAACTATACCAGGCTTCCTTGCTGTAATGGCGCATGCTACGGACCGTATGCCGCCTTTAGATATTGTTTTAATGGTATGGGGTGCATTGTTGTTATATTTCGTTAGATCGGCTATAATGAAGGATATGCTGATGGTTGTTACTATTGGGATTGGGTTTGCAATCCAGGCAATCATGCTAGGTTTGATTTTCTTCATTTAAGGGGTGCCATGATTCAGGATTTAAGTTTTGTTAGTATCGTAGAGTTTACAAAAGAGATAGAGCAGCTTGTGTACACACGAGATATGGAGTACATTGATGCTGTGATATACTTCTGCGAGCAAAAAGGACTTGATATTGAAACTGCTGCCTCTTTGATTAGAAACAACTCTAAACTGAAAGCATCTATTCAGTTAGAAGCTGAAAAACTAAACTATCTTCCAAAGACCACTCAACTGCCTCTATGACAGACTACGAAGCGTACAAAACATACTGCGCTCTCAAAAGACACTTTCAATCACCAACATACGACTACTTCAAATATAACGGTAAGGTGAAGGCATCTTATGCTACATTTGAAAAGAGACCTGATAGGTTCTTCTTTACAAAGCTAGCCAAGCATAAGGACATCATTGGTTTCCTTGTTGCTAACTTTGCAATTGAAGACAAGTGGGTTGGTGATTTGGTTAATGAGCAGCTTGCTGAGAAAGCATACAAAGACTGGTTGAAACGCAAGGAATCCCTGTCGTATGTGTTTAAAGGTGACATTGGTAAGATAGATGGATTAATTGATTCTCTGAAGGTGATAGACAATCAACATCCAATCTTGCTGAAGATGTATCTCTCTAAAGAGATATCTGCTGAGACGTTGATAATCATTAATCATATACAACGGTACTTTGGGTACTGGTCTAAGAACATGAAGAACGATCCAATCTGGAATGAGCAGAAAAATAAATTATTGAAACTTACTCCGTTTGTGGAGTACAATGATAAATATAAAGGTATGCTGATAGAACAATTTAGACGTTGACTCTAGATCTTTGTTAGCATATAATACTTTATGTAATAGGTGGATAAGTTAATATACATTAAATACGTTTTATACAAGGAGTACATATAATGTCATTTGCAAACCTCAAAAAGTCTTCTAAGACTAGTCTCGAGAAAATCACCCAGCAAGTCAATAAACTCGCAACACCGGAAGGTGGATCGCGCGAGAATGACAATCGCTTCTGGCAACCAGAAGTCGATAAGTCCGGTAACGGATTTGCTGTAATCAGGTTCTTGCCAGCGCCTGATGGTGAAGATGTCCCGTTTGTTCGTATCTTTGATCACGGCTTCAAAGGTCCAGGCGGACAGTGGTACATCGAAAAGTCGCTTACTACTATTGGTAAGCAAGATCCTGTTTCTGAATACAATAGCCAACTATGGGCTACCGGTGTTCAGGCAAACCAGGATCAAGTACGTAAACAAAAGCGTAAACTAAACTTCATTAGCAACATCATGGTTGTTAGCGATAAAGCACATCCAGAAAACGAAGGTAAAGTCTTCCTGTTTAAGTACGGTAAGAAGATCTTTGATAAGTTGAATGCTGCAATGAATCCTGAGTTTGAGGATGAGGATCCAGTAAACCCATTTGACTTGTGGGCAGGTGCTAACTTCAAGCTGAAGATCCGTAATGTGGAAGGATACCGTAACTACGACAAGTCTGAGTTCGAGAAGCCTGAGCCGCTGTTGGATGATGATGCAGCTTTGGAGAAGTTGTGGAAGTCTGAATACTCATTGCAAGAGTTCTTGAAAGAAGAGCACTTCAAGCAGTATGATGAATTGAAGCAAAAGCTCTACCGCGTGTTGGCACTTG